TAGCAATGCGCTGAGCCGATTGCCGGGAAAATTTCACGAACCGGTCGCCGGCACCCTGCGGGTTGCCGCTGGCGCCTTGGCCGCTCATCATCCCTCCACGATCGAGATGACTAGCCTGGTGCCAGTAAGGTTGCTCTGTGCGGCGTAGTTGCCGGCCGCCAGCCGTCCAATCGACGCCTCGCCGCCACGCAACGAAACCGTCGGCACCAGCGTGCCGGCCGACAGCTGCCCGAAACTGACGGTGGCCGTTGAGACCGTGGACAGGTTGCGGGCGAAAAACATGCCTACGCTCGAAAGCGTGGCTGTGCTGATCGCCACCGTTCCGGCAGCGTTCGTGCCAGGCGTGATTGTGACAGTGGCGATGCCGCTTGTGTCGCTGTTGGCCGTGACGCCGGCGGCGGCAAACGATTGCGCTAGAGAGCCCTTGGATATCTGGGCCGAAATCGTGTAGTTGATGTCTGCCATGAATCGCTCCTACTGTTGAGTCGGTGATCCGAAATATTGGCTGAAATTGACCTGCCGCTGCACACGACGCTCAAGGATGTCGGGGGCACCAACCTTCAAGCTACCGTCGTTGTTGAGCGGCTGCGGGTTGCTCGCCGGCACACGTTCGTTGGTGTCGGGGTCACGCACCCAGACCCGTTTCTTGTCGGCCCCTTCGAGGTAGTTCCAGCCGACGTTGGGCAGCTGCAGGTTCCAGCCGTCTGGGCGAAATTCCAGCGTGACCTCCACCTGCCAAAACCGGATCTCGTTTTCGTCCACCACCTCCACTTGCGGCTGACCGGAAATGCCAGAGCACTTCCACGTTCCCGGGTCGCCGCCGAGGAACTTGGCCTTGTTGATGCTGTTGGTCACCGACTGGGCCAGGCCGTAGTCGAATGTCGGCCGGTTGCCGCTGATGGATGCCTGCAACGTGCTGATGTCGCAAGTTGCCCCCTCAAAGAAATCGTTGGCCGAGTTCTGCAACGGCTTGAGAGCGTCGCCGTCGTAGTAGTACAGCGCCGGCACCGTCAGTCCGCCAGTCGTCCACTTCCAGATGTCTGGCCGTGCCAGCGGGTTCTTGTCGGGGTTCTCCTGTTTGGGCAGTTCGTAGTCCCACGTCACTTCATAGTGCCAGCGTGAGCCGCTGTAGTTGCCGACGTTCACCGTCATCGCCCGGCAGTACGTCGCCTCGGGGTGCGGCGTCAAAAACGACACGCCGACAGCGTTGACGATGTCCGTCTGTGCCGTCAGCGGCGAATCGACCTCGACGATCCATTTCCGCTGGAACGTCGGCGGCTCGCCAAACTTGCGAGACGCGGACACGACGGCCTGCTCGGTGACGGCGATCACGCTCATGCCGCGGCCCCCAGAATGTCCACCTTCTCCTGCTGCAATGCACGGAGTTCGTTGCGGATCTCCTCAAGCTTGGCGTTGGTCTTGCGGTTCTCCTCGATGGCAGGATCTTGTCGGCCCGTGGCTAGGGCGATGAATTGAGCCATGCCCTCGCTGGAGCGGATGTCGTTCGCTTTTAGGGCTTCGTTGGACTTGCCCTGCAACGCCGCTGCCTTTTCAGCCTGCATGGCGTCAATCTGCTCCTGCTTTTTGGCGATGTCCTCGTCAATGCGCTGCGACTGCTTGGCGTTTTCCTCTTCCTGCCGGCGGGCCTCGCGCATGGCGTCGATCTGCCCAGAGAACTTGGTTCGGAGTTTGTCGGCTTCTTTGGCGTACTCCGCTTCGTTGATTCGGCCGTCCTCAAGCCGCTCGTTGAGTTCCATGAGGCTGGACTGATACTCAGCCGCTGCGGCTTGGCCGGCTGCCCCAAACTCCTGAGCGGCCTGCGTGGCATTGAAGAACGCATCCGTGGCCCGCGTAATCGCACGCTGCTGCTCCTGCTCGGCCTTGCGGTCTTCCTCGGCCTGCTCAGCCAGCGCCTTGTTGCGGGCTTTGATGGCGTCGATCTGCTCTCTGAATTTGTCTTTAGCCTCTTCGGCTTTTTGCGCGAGCACATTCTCATTGAACATGCCGTCTGCGAACTGCTGCTGCAGCAATGCCAACTGCTGCTGGTATTCGTAGGCGGCGTTGAATCCGGCTTGGCCAAACTCAGTGGCGGCACTGGCGGCACCGTTGGCTTCGCCTCGAATCCGCCTGAGCGTATCCTCAGCCGCTTTCATTTCCTCGTCTGGAGCCTCGGGCATGACCTGCTCGGGCGTGGCGGCTGGGCCGGCGGCAAACGCACCACCGATCAGCGGAACCTTTGACATGAATGCGTAAAAGCCCTGAATCCGCTTGTCGATTTTGTCGAAGAACCCGACGACGTAGCTGAACGCAGCATTCATGCCGCCACGAATGAAATTGGCGATTGCAGACAGCCCAGCGATGAACGGCGACAGGAACGTGCGAATGACAGCGCCGGCCACTTTCAGGATGGTGCCGATCAGTTGGCCAAACACGCCAACAAGCTTCAACACGCCTTCAACAATCGTGCCGATGAACGTGAACACCGGGGCAAGCAGTTCGGCGATTGGGCTGAAAACCGCCGCTAACCCTTCCACGATGCTGCTGAACCCGTTGCTGAGACCAGACAGGCCGGACTGAATGGCGGCGAACGCCCCGACAAACGGGGTCACAAACACGTCGCTGAGCTGCGTGAACGCCTTTTCGGACCGCTGTCCAGCAGCCTGCATTTCCTGCGTGGACGCAGCCAAGTCTGCAATGGGCTTGGCGCGAATGGCTCCCAGTTCCTGGCCGAGAGTTTCAACAGTCGTCGTGCCAGTGGTAATGGCAGCGGCCATCTCGTACGCCCGGTCCCTGGCGTTCAAGAATGCCTTGCCCAGATTCAGCGTGAGCAACGCACCGCCAATCAACGGGTTGCTCAGGCCAAGCACTGCGGCGGCGGCAGTGCCAACGGCGCCGCCACCCAGAGCCAGCCCGACGCCCAGCGCCTTGGCGGCCAGTATCATGGTGCGTGCCGCCATGGCGCCCTTGAGGGCACCAATGGCGAAATCTTTCAGCCCCGCCGGATTCCGCACGGCAGAAAACAGTCGCCACTGGGCGTAAGTCCACGCCACGTCTTTGCCAAACTTGATCACCGAGACGCCGGCGTCCGCTACTGATTTGGTAGCGTCGCCAACACCACGAATGGCGTTGCTCGTGCCGTTGACCACTCGCTCCAGCAACCCGGCCCTTGCTGCCATCTCGTCCATCGTGGACGTTGCGGCCTGCAGCTCGGCGTCGGCCTTGGCTACGGCCCGGCCGTAGATCTCCTGCGTCACCAGCCCCTTTTGCAGGTACTTGTCGAGCAGGGCGATGGTGTCGGCGTACTTCTCGGTCGGTGTTTTTAGTTCCTGCGCGAGCTTGGCGGCCCTGCGGAACTCCGCGGCCGTTGCTTTGGACGTGGCTCCGACCTTGGACAGTTCGGCATCGGCCTTGGCTACGCCGGCAGCCATGCCGTCCGCATTCGCGGTCAACCGAAACGCAAGATCAACCTTGGCCATGAGCGTGCCGTCCTAGCTTCGACAATTCAGCGGCGATTTCCTCGCCGGTCATTGGCGGTCGTTTGATTGGCATGAAGTCTTCTGGCTTTGGCGCCTTGCCCCGAACGTGCGGGGCGATGGTCAACGCTGCGAGCATTCCGGCTTGATGCCACTCCCTTCCAAACGGTTCGATGTACTTGTCGAACGCCACCCATTCCCGCAGCAGGCTCACCGGCATTGAAAGGATGTATTCCCACGTCCATCCCGTTGCCAGTGCCAGACGAAACAAAAACGCCCGGTCTGGCCGGGCTTTCAGTTTTTTGCCAGTTCCTCGATCGCCGTCTCCGACAAGTTGTTATGGTCCATGGCAGCCTGCCAGATGCGGTTCATGACCTTGGCACTCTTTGCGGACAGCCGCGCAATGTCGCCGTTGTCGAACAGGCGAGCGCCCTTCTCGTCAACCAGGCACCGCACCAAAAACTTGGTGCGGAAATCGTCCACGCCACTGTCCTTCTTGCGGACCCATTCGTTTTCGTAGGCGTCCCGCTCCCCGACGCTCATGACGCGGATGTACACCTCGCCGCCCCACTCGGGAACTGGCACCTTCAAGAGACCCAGATCGTCGGCCGCCAGAATCTGCTCTTTGGTGAGCGTTGCCATGCCTACTCCCCTAGCTTGAATGTGACGTTGTACAACTGCATTTCGCCGACGCTCGCCTGCCATCCAAGCGATTGAAAGATCGCTTTTGGGAATGACCACGAAGCGCTCGGCCCTCCGATTGATAAGGCAGCCGTCAAGCCGACGTTGGCGATGGTCATCAGCGCCGTACCGCGGGCCGTTACGGCGATGGTGCCAAGATCAACGTCGGTCGGCGAAAACGACCGGTACCCGGTCAAAGACTGCCGCGGCGTAACATCGACGGTCTCGACTTCGACGCCGTTGACGCCAATCGACACCACCTCGCCCAGGGCAATGCCGCCCCATGTGATGGTCGTGCCCTGCGATACGAACGCCACGACGGCCTCCCGTCGTCAGCTCTTGATCTTGAACGTCAGCGACTGCTTGACCAGTTCGCCCACCGAGTAAGCGACGCTTGAACTGGACACCGTGGCAGTGTAGGTCACGCTGGCAAACGACAGATTGCCGGTAGCACCAATGGCCAGGGCAGTCGTGCCAAGGGCTTCGCAGTTGATTTCATCATCCTTGAGCGCCGGAGCCTGATACAGCCGGTTGGCGCCGCTGGCCAGCGCGAGGTGCGACTGATCAAGCAGGTCGCCGCCGGGCGTCACGGTGACGCTGGTGACCGTGTAGGTGCTGCCGGCGAAAACGAAGTTGTTGCCCTGCGAATCGG